TGGTTGGTTTTCAGAAAACGCTTCTAAAACTTCTTGCGGAACAATTTCTGATGCCATCGTTGCGATTTCTTCTGCAACTGGCGCGGCTTCTGTGATGGTTGGAGCAACCTTTACTGGCTTCCTTCTTACTCCAGCGAATACATCAAATACCCCAGTCTGTCCTCCGTAGGTTCCCTCTGCGGTCTGTTCTTCAATCGTTGGCGCGGTTGGTAGTGGCAGTGGTCTTGTAGTAGGTTCTTCTACTATCGCCTTGGCTAACTCGGCTTGCTGACGCTCAGCTTCTGCTACTGGATCAGCGGATTCAATGATACTATCTACTTGGCCTTGTGCTGCCGCAAGGATGGCTTCTTTTTCTTTCAGTTCCAGCTTCAGCTTCTGTGCTATTGGATCAGTTGATTCGATAGCTTGTAGGACTTGTTTGGCATCCGCGATTTCTTGTTCTAACTTCTGCTTGTTAGACAGCACTGCTTTACCCTGCGGATTATCGTTTCCGATAAAAAGATTTTCAGCTTCTTTGTTTGCGCTCTCGTTAATCTTGGCTTCTGCAATTTGCTCTGGTGTAAATGGTGCAGCAATAGTGGTAGCTGCCGCGCCTGCTCCACCGCCAATCAAGGCTTCACCGATAGCTTGTTTAGGACTGACCTGTATTCCTTTTTCAGTTTCTATAGTCTCACCAACTTGTTGAGTGAATGATTGCAATCCTTCTGGAATGCCTTCACCAATGAAAGAAGCAGCAAGTCGTTTAGCAAATGAACCAACTGCCTTCTCGCCACCCGGAAGATACTTTGCACCAAACGCATTTAGCAAACCAGAACCAGCAGCGGTTGCGATTGCATAAGCCATGTCCTTATCTGTGGGTTCTGTGTAACCATTATTTTTAGCTCGCTCCAATGCAACTGGGCCAACAATCTGTGCCGCCTCAAACAACGCTGGGCCTGCAAATGCACCCGCTGCTGCACCAGCGGCAGCACCTCCGACACCACCTATCAACCCGCCAAGACCACCAAGAGTTACCGCGCCAGCAAGACGTGATCCAATACTACCAATAAGTTGTCCAGTCTGTTCTACAACAGCCCTTGGTGCATACTGAGGCGCAAACCCTGCAATCTGGAACTCACCTTCTTTGGGAGCCATGAAGCGTTCACCCGCTGATACATAACCTTCTGGCTCTTGAATCGCACCTTTCAATGCTGTGGCTACTGCGGGGAATCCAGCAACTTGTGCCGTCTCTCCCATAGCTTCAAGCGGTTGACCAAACGATTGCTTGAGTGCCGCTGGTATTTGCGAGATTTCCTGACCAATAGAAGTGTCAGCTGGTTTTTGACTTGAAAAATATGTAGCTACTTCATCCAGTGAATAACCTTCTGATTTAGCAGCATTAAATCTGTTATCAATAGAGCTAACATGACTCCAGATTTCATCATCTGAATATCCAGCGTCCCGTGCCTCTTTAAGTTTGTCTGCTGTAAAGATCATGTGTTGACAAATATATCAGTCATTGGCTTGCGTTGTCCAGATTTTTGAGGCGTTGATTTAGGGATTTCTTGAGTCTTTAAACGAATAAACTTAGCATTGTGAGTATTTGCAGCGGCAGTTTGAGATTGAAGCATTTCAACCTTTTTAGCAAGCTCATCTGGAACTAGAATTTTAGTTTCTGGTTTATTGCGAATTTGAAGTTGCGCTGGAACTTGTCTGCCTAATGTATTTTTTCCTGTAGATGGGATAATATCAATAGCCAAAGCATCGTTGTTTGCTTTTGCAAAAAGATCACGCAATTCCGCATTTGATCCAACTGCTATTGAAGCATTTTGCCAATCCCTTAACCAATTCAAAGCAGCTTTAGCTTCAGCATCTCCTTCTATTTTTTTGCTTAAACTCATACTTACTGTTCCATCTTTACCTACATTAAATGATGGAGCGTATTGTTCAATTGCCTTGGGAAGTTCAACTTGGTCTTTAAGTCCCGGAACGCCAAGTGCTGCGGATGGAGAAAGAGTAACTACAGTCCTACCTTTAGGAGCTTTATATTTTGAAAGCATTTCTTCATTTGGGAAAATAATCGAATTATTATCCATTTCAGCCTTTTGCTTTTCAAATGGCAATGCCGCAAACTTATCTTCAAACCTAATGAATTTTTCAAGAACATTCTTAGGTGGAGGTTCTGCTTGAAGATCATGTAAAAGTGCATTTTCTGGAGTAACACCTTTAAATGCTCCAATGCCCGGCGCGGTTGGTGTAGTAGGTGTAGCTGCTGGCAATCTCGCTGCTTCCGCCGCATCAATTTCTTCTCTTGTTTGCGGAGTTCCGGTTGGTGTAACTGCTGGCAAGCCTGTTGCTGCTGCTTGAGCGGCAATTAATCTTGGTGTCATTCCCATGCCGCGTTGAGTCTGAACATTTTTCGGGTTAATCAATGTTGCTGGAAGCCCGCCTGCAACCACAGGGTTGATACCTTCTGGATTTACTGTTTCATCAACTTCAACAACTCCACCATCACCACCATTTATAATGTCTAAAATAGTTTGTGGGTCAAATCCTCCTCCACCAGTTCCGCCGCCATAACGAGCTTTATAAGCCTCAATCTGACTCTTCCTCAAGAAGTCATCCGCTGCAATTTGATTCATCTTAATTCCAGCTTCCAATGCTGGCATCATAAACGGATTCCTCGCAACCGATGGATCAGTCAAGAACGGCATCAACTTCGCATACGCTTCACCAGTCTTACCTGATCCAGCAAGTGTCATCGACTCCTGCATACTCTGCTGCAAGAATGGTAGCATCTCTTGCGCTTGCTTCTGCTGCTCGCGTTGAGCCAAGGCTTGCCCTACATTCTGACCAAGTTTAGCCAAAGAATTTCCGACCCATGCGGTAGATTCCGATGCGCGGTTGGTTCCTGTCATTATGAGTTCTGCGATAGACATAAATTATGATCTTCCATATACCCCAGATGGGTCATAGTAATAACCGCCACTGGTTCCACCAATACCCATAAATCCACCTGTAGGTTTTTGATATGATAATTGTGATGGGGCTACCTTGTATGCGTTGGCCGCACCTATTTCTCCACCATAGAATCCTCCTGCATTTGGTGTTGTTGATGTTCCCATCATTCCGGCAGCACCACTCATACCCATCAACGCACCAGAGGTAGCCTTACCAATGTCAGAGACACCTTGGCCAACTGCTTGCTGTGCGGCATAGCTTGCAGCGATGTTTTCTTTATTCGCTCCGTAGATTTGATCTGCCAAACCGGATTGTGCTGCGTAAATGTTCTTGAACACATCACCTGTCATCTTAGCTTTCTGCAAACCAACTTCTGCTTGGGCGGTTTGGTATCCAAGTTGCAGCTTTCCTACATCAAGCGGGTCTGCTGTAAATGCTCGCGCCAATTGCTGCCAGTTCATTGCTGTGTTTTGGATAGACGGGATTGCTGCCAATCCTTGTCTTTGAATATCAAGTGAAGTTAGTCCAAGGTTACGCGCCATCTGACCTTGTGCTGCTTGGAATCCACCAGCCCTTCCTGCCGTTGCTGGATTGAATCCTGCTCCTGCACTCTCAGCAACATTGCGCGTGATCTGATCTTTAACATCTTGTGGGATATCTCCTTTAAGATATTGTGAGATGACATCCATCGCTTGCCCGATTTGAGTTTGCGCTTGCTGCCGTTGCTGTGCTGCTCCGGGCTGGAATGTTTCAAGTTGCTTTCTATAATAATCTGAAATCTGACCAGCATCACCGATCATTGCTCCAAGGTTATACTCTGGAGCTTTAACTTCGTTAATCATTCCTTGGACTTGTTCTTGTCCCTTAACAAATCCTTTGGTAGCTTTTCTCTGTTGTTTTTGAAATGCTTTTGAAGCTGCACCTTGAGCTTTCTTTGCCCTATTCGCTGCCGACATGGAGATAGCCGCCGAACCTGCCGCCGCACCTACCGCTACCACACCAGCAGCAATAGCGAATCCACTGGTATGAAACATCTGTGAATGCTTATCGTTGCCTAATGGGTCTGGTAGAAGAAATCTCATTTGATTAAGTCGGTTCGGTTATGCCGCCACTTCTGCACCCTTGGGTCTTCCTTGGCGATGTGAGGATTAAAGTCTCTTGAAGTGATTGTGTCAATAATTTCGTCTGGATCAGTTAAGTCTGTGACATGGCAGGTAGTCCAGATTGTGTCTCGATGGGTATAGAGCATTCGCCTTGTTCCTGCTTCTGTAATGCCACTGTAGCCCGTTTTGTAGCGGTGGGCAGGAATTCCATGATACCAGACAGTCACATCACCCTTCATCACAAAGAATGGATGCGTTGTCAGATGGAGCAAGGTTGTGAGAATCGTATCCTTCGGCATATAGATTTCCCGAATATACATCCCCGGAGTGAACTTGTGAACAAGCGGACATTCCCTTGGAGGTAGTTTCAGAATCTCCAAGTCCATCAAGTTGAGTTCGTAGTCTGGATCACCATATCCAACTACGTTCCTTGCATCAATCTTGTCTGGGATTGTCAGCGTCATCGGTAGAGGAAGTAGTCGTTTGGTGACGGAGAGAGTAGATCAGACCCGATTAGGTTTTCTGCTCGACTATAGTTTGCGAAGCGGATCGGCCCTGCCGTTGGGATTTCGATGTTCTCCATCTCTTTCTCTTGCTCTTGCACTGCAAGCGCGAGGTTACTCAAGAACTCTTGCGCCTTACGATTCTCACGCGAGTTCAATGCGAGAACCGCATAGATCATCGCATCAGGAATGAACTCGACCAACTCCTTCGGATCGGTCAGATCAAAGTATTTCTTCGATGCGTAAAGCGTGATACACTCGCAGGTCTTGGGTGCTTTGAATCGGCGGAAGGTAGGATTAGCATCGTTCGGTTGATAGATTGCTATCAGCGTCTTGGCTTCCAACGCAGTATCGTAGGCATACACACGAATCCTGCCTTTGGTCACAGGCTTGCTAACTGCGCGAATACCTTTCACAAGGAGATCGGATTTCGCCAGCGTTGGAGGATTGGCAGTAGTCACCTTAACCTTGTGGTAGGTGTCATACTGGTCTTGCGCTTCAAACATCAACTCTACGCCGATGTCTTCAGCTTCTTCGGCCATTACTCCGATTTGGTATGGATGCGTTGTGTAGTCGCGGAAGAGGACATGAAGTCCCCCTACCTCTACGATCCCCCTATGGCATGAGTGATCCGCATGAAGAGCAAAAGCGTTGGTCGCATTGAACCATTCATCAGCGAGGCTCGCAGAGTTATCCCCGATCCAAGCAAGTTTGATTTGCTCGTATCGGGCTGGAAGCGTGAAGCAATCGTTCACGCAACAAATCTGGACATACTCTTCTTGGCTACTCCACGCTCTCTTATTCCAGAGCAATCGTCTTGCTTGGTTTACGGCCTTGACTCCGCGCTCGTATGAACACGTCCCACTGTCACCACAAAATCCCTTAATCATCTCAACCATTTCTTCCAATGTGTCAGCCATATTTAGATTAAGTTTAATTGTTCCTCTATCAAATTGTCTGCTTTAATAAGATTGTCTTTTGCCCATAAAGGACGAAGGTTTGTATAGTGGTTTAATCTTATTACATCTTTCTTTGTTTTGGCTTTCGAGTGTGGAATAATATGGTCGATGTGCCATTCATTACGATTCTCCCACGACATACCATCTTGGAATCTGGCTTCAATATATGATTTCAAAAACCCCCATGAGCAACCAAGTATTTTTTCAGATTTAGATTTTTTTTTGTATCCATTTAATCTAAATGCTTGAGCAATAATACACCTCATACTGCATTTAAGCCTAAATAGCTCGTCGGTAGCCCTTCTTATTTTGTTTTTTTCACTTCTGTATTTATTGTCTTTTTCTCTAAACTCTGGGCTTTTTCTTTGATTTTTTAAATACTCATTGTGCCTTTTTCTATACTCTGGATTTTCCCTATGCTTCCTTTTCCTTTCCCTGTCTCTTGCAAGCCTTGCTGATCGTTCTTTATCGTAAACATCTGGAGATAGCCATTGCTCATAAACAATAATTTGCCCAAGACTATTTTTCTTTTTTTGATATTGTGAAAAACGATAGCCATCCTCTCTGGTATCGCCAACTTTAAATTTGCGATCCAAAGAAGATGAGCAACAACTATCGTTTACGGATACCATAGGGATTATCGTTTCCGATAATTATTTCGAGCCAACGGGCTTTCCAGATTTAGGAAGCGGTGCGCTGGAGTATGGATTCTTCCCGTTGTTAGGAGGGTTCATGTTGCCCATACCTTCACGGATCATTCCGCGAGTAGGTGCGCCGCCGCTAACGAGTTTAGGATCAGTTCCTTTTAGTGGTGTCATATGTTTAGTTTTTCTTTGTGATGGCTTATGGTTGTGAGGTATGAACCGCCATCCAGTTCAAGCTCGTAATTTCTGCAATGTTGTTATCAACACGAAATGTAAATCCAGATGTATTTTGTGCTATAATCGTATAAAGCGGTGTTGATGCTGGAGTTCCAGAACCATAGATGGGAGTCAACGAAATCCCATAAACAGCAGATGGAAGAGGGGAACTAAATATGATTCCGATAGATGTTGTGTCTCCAGCAGAAATTGGAGAGTATGTGCCGTAACGAACTTTAACAGTTGGAATTGTAGCAACAGTTGCTTCCAATGTATCGACTCGCGTATCGAGTGCGCTAATCTGATTCTGCTGGTCAGCCAAGTCTTCGTTGATTTGGTTAATCTGCGCTGGCGTTACATCACCCAATCCGGGAACATTGATAGTTCCGTTAGTAAGAACTTCATCAATGAATACTTGGAATACATTCTGCCAGTTACCAGTTGGACAGAAGTCATCTGGAACATTTGGAAATGTAAGTGCTGGCGATGAAGACTGATTGTCCATAGGTTAATTGACGATATTGTAGTTCCAGTATTTCTCTTGGCAACACAAAAATGGTTCGCACTCTTGATTTTCTTCTGGGCAGTCACCAACTGGAGAGTCATCGTTGTTCTTGATGTTTGCCATCAACCTTACTCGGTCAACTGTAGCCGCACCAGTTAGATTGATTCTGATTTGGAATTCTGATCCTTCTACCGCTGGGATGCCTGCCAAGTCATTGCACTCGCTTGGGTCTGGCGTGTTAAACTTGTATCGTTTGTAGCGATTACCTCCTCGTTGCGGGAAGCATTCAGTTACTACTGGTGAGCATGGGTCGCACCCGAATGTAGTAGGGACTTTCAGTTCTGACCAGCAAGGATTGGAGTCCGCTCTGAATTCGGCTGAACTATGGACTTCTCCTTTAATCTCACTCATCCACATTTCTCCACCAGTGATCTTTTTGCGTAGGAACTTGTTCGTAGCCCCGCTTCGGTTGAAATCATACCTTCCAGTTGTGAAGAAAGATTCGATCTGCCTAGTTCCATTCGGGCCGTAGTCGTCTCCTTGTGAGATTGTGAACTCGTATAGTCGGTTCTTGTTGTCTTTGTCGAATGAGAATCCGAATCCCCGCTTTTCGCCTTGGATGAGTGCAGTCAGGAGTTGAGTTGGTCTGATACCTGTCCATACTCCATTCCAGCGGAATGATAGTTGTGCGTCAGGTGCTGGCGTTGAGGATTGGTCTAGGTCGAGAACAACCATCCCACGATGATACCTGTTCAGTCCCTCTACTCCTTCTGCTCGGTAGGTCTGTGGCGCAACTGTATTGATGAGGTAGTTGTTGAAAAAGATAGTCGAAGCGAATTGCTTCATCCACGGAGTATCATTTGATACCCACTTGTTCACATCTCTGGATAGCTTACGGAGCGAGAAGTATCTATTGAACTCGGATTGGGTATTGGAATAGAACGCCCAACCATCGTGTGATCTGAACCAAAGTTCGGAGTTTACCAATGCAAGATTAGGGCTGGTGCATCCGCGCCCAAGGAGTGAGATTCGCTGGATGTTTGATGTGTTCCATTGTGACCTTGGTAGAGAGACATCCATTGAGAATGCTCCGTTCCCAGTAAGGACTACTAGCTGACCTTGGCCGCGAAGGTTGTATCCAAGCTCTGGCATGACCTTCATCCCTGTGATGTTTCCCATCATGGCTGGAGTCGAGAACGCCCCACCTTCTGCCCAGTATCCAATCTCCGTGAAGTTCTCGGTATTTTTGGTGTCGGTAAACCCACCGCCATAGATGATGTCAGATGCGTAAATTTGATTGAATCTATCAGAAACAAATACCCGCCCGAAGGCATACTCCATGATTGTTCCAATCGGCATCTTTGCCAAGTATGGATTCAGTCGGTAGGCGGGTAGCTTAACTGTTCCTGTCCCTGTTCCTCTTTGAGTATCTGTGATGACTGCTGTGAACTTAACTCCAATCGTATTGGATGGCGCACCTATCAGAGTAAAGTTTGTAGTTCCAACCGATACAATCTCGCAGTAGTCTCCGTTTTGGATTTCGTTTGCCGTTAGTGTTCCTAATACTCCATCCCATGCGATTGCATTCTGGTAGCCATTTTGGATATACGCTCTATCTTCGGCTTGCACGAACCATGTGTGCATCATGCCCGGATCGTTTCCTTCGATGATCTTGTAGGCGAATGCGCGGTTGTTTACGATCTTCAGAAAGTAGATAATCCCAGATACCGATAGCAGGATTCCATCGTTCGTTCTGTAGTTAGTAGCCCGATATGGATACGCGCCTTGGAAGTTACCACCAAGAATATCGTTTACGATAGTCTCGGCTTCTCCATCTCCAGCGATAATCGGTATGTTCCGAATGCTTGGCCTTGTCCGGTTAATGCCGCCTCGGAATGTCCTATTAACCGACTCTGATACTACAGACTCCGGTAAATACGATGGATGAGTATCTGCGTCTTGCGCTACGATACTTGTGAACCCATCAAAGACTGATCCTTCTGCTGGCATTAAACTTGAGCGTGATTCTATACCTCCCAAGGAAGAGGCACTGTTTCTTGTTTAGATTGAGATTCTATTGTTTTTTGTGCAACTCGCTTTTCAAACTTGTCTACATTACTGTATTCTTTTTCAACTAAATGATCTAGCGCATCTTTTACCCAATTTATTACTTGTTCTTCTGTAATATTTTTAAGTTCTGCAAATGATTTTGAATTTGCTGGCAATAGATTTGTATCACTTTCAATTGTCGAATTTCCATCTGAAACTGAAAATGACACATTTACAATTTCTCCAACAAGTATATCGTTTTTAACTTTGATTGATTTTATTTTCCAGTTCATATAGTCTTTAGCTTACTACTGCCAGTTTTCTAGGATTCCCTGAATCATCTAAAATATATATAAATCCAGATAATGTTTCAGTTGTAATTGCATTGTGATTTCCAAATTGAATTGATCCGCTTCCTTTTGCTTGGAGTTTAAGATTAATATTAGCATCCAATCCTCTTGATCTTATTTCTGGAGAAAGACCTGTAGATTTTCCAATCAGTTCAAGTCCATTTGCTTTCCCATATACATTCAATACTTCACCTTTTGAGTATACATTTGAATTATTTGTTCCTAAATCTAATATTTCGTTTGTAACTCCTTCAAATGTATTATTTATGAATGTGCAGTTTTGAGATAGAGCGTCAGCTTTATTTGCTGTAATTGTTAGTTTAAAGATATTTGAATCTGATTTGATTCTATTCCCTTGATTTATTGAAACTCCAATATTTGATGTTGGATACCCAATTGCATTAAAGATATTTTGAGAAATAATTATATCCTCATTATATGTTCCTCCAATATCAATTCCAATCCATCCTGTTTTTGGCCCAGTTGTTCCTATTCCTGCATAGATAAGATTTCCAGAAATAAATGATTGGAGTCCATCTATTATTCTAATTCCACACTCATTTGTGTTGATATGTGAATTTGTAACGAACAACAGCGGCTCCGATCCAGCCGAAGGCCCGTGGTCTTTTAGGATTCCTACAATACAATTAACACAAGTGCATGACTCGATATTAACTCCCTCTCCTTCTCCTTCTATTATCCAGCCATTCTGACTTGAGAATGCTTGGCAATCTTTGAAGATATTAGTAAAAGACGAACCAGAAATCTTAAAGCAATATTGTGAACTTGTTTGATTTAGATCAACCATTACGGAGTTAATTGACGCATTGCTTGTTCCGTTTAGTGATATGCCACCATACCAATAACTTCCTCCTGCTCCATATATGTTTACATTTTCAATGTATGTCCAGCAATGAATTATTGGCCCGGCTCCGCTAATGCTGATTGCTGGACTTGTTGTAGATACATTTGATTTAGATATTTTTATATTTGATATAAAAGATGAATCTTCAATATCTGGAGAGGTTATAGTTATTTCAATCCCAGCAGATGCTCCTATAAAATTTAATATGGTAGAAGTTTGATTTTCTCCTTGGATAGATACTGGTTTATTTGAAACCAATATTTTACTTGCAATATTATATGTTCCATTTGGAAAGAAAATAGATTGACCTGACGCAATGGCGTTTTGAACTGCCGCCGTATCATCAGCAACGCCATCTCCTATTGCCCCAAAGTCTTTAACATTTACTAGGTCTGAAAACCTTGTTACTAGGTTTCGTTGGGCAGTAGTTCCGGTAGCCGTGAATGGTGTATTCTCGTCAAATAAAGTTCCAACTTCAGCTTTCCATTTAAGTCCATTATCCCATGTTAGGGTAGATGGAGTAGATGGTGATGCCAATGTCTTCTGGCAAGCAGCAGAATCTTCTACTACCAATCGTTTTCCATTGGCAGTTGTTTCGAGTGGTTCACACAACAACGGAAACTCCGTGTCGCATGGTGGGCATGGTGTGCAGTAGCTCATGGTATTAGCAATCTACTGCATCAGCAAACTCTGGCAAGGTTTTAAGGTATTCGTATCCTTGGGCAATTGCATTCTTTGAATTGTCTGATACAGAAGAATCAAAGATAAATGTATCAATGCTAATTGGAAGTTCTGTTCCATCTTTGTAAAAATGAACTTTTCCTATCGCTTTCTTTTTAGAAAAAAGAACTTCAGCTACTTTAATATAAGCGTTTTTGATTTCAGTATCTTCACCAAAATTATTTTTTAATTTTATTGTTTTTTGTAATGCCATATTATTTAGATGTTAAATGTTATTATGTCCTTGAAATTTCAATCCATTGAGAACCTGCCCTCATAAGTGAAAGAGTTTTACCCGCAGGCATTGCATAAGTAGATGTTGATAAAAGCATCGACCCTGATCCTATTATTGTGCTATTTGAATCTCCAGCGAAAATTGTGATAACTTGACCATCATATCCATTCAAGAAATCTGTTACATTTGTGGGAGATGATTGCGTAAGATAGATTGCTCTTTTTAAAGTAAATCCAAATTGACCAGAATTTATTGATGGAGTTGCGCCACTTAATGGTAGCATTCCAGTTGATCCAGCAAAATTTCCTTCTACAACATTATTAAATGAACCATCATATACAAGAATTGAGACATTCATTCCACTATTATTCTGGACTTTATTTTCAGAACAAAGATTTAACATGAATATTCCATACCTAATATTTGTTCCGTATGTTGATTGTTGTCCAATAATGTTTGAGCTTACAATAGTTCCAACTGCTGATCCTTCAAGTATAATTCCATCCATTGGTTCCGCTGAAAATGCTCTTGATACATTGTTACAAGATATAATACCAGAATCATAAGGGCCACTTGTTGTCCCATCAATCTTAATTCCAAATAGATCAGAAGGGCCATGGGATGCTGAAGGATCATCAACTCCATCAATTCTATTTGTTTGAATTAATGCAGTTCTTGATTTAGCATAAATTCCATATTTATATATTTGGAAATAATTACTTGTTATTTGAACTAAATCAGTTGGAGCTTCAATCGTTACTCCTCTATAGCAAGCTGTAAAGTTATTTGATTCAATAACTGTTCCACCCGGAGAACTTGGCCCTGTAGAATATATAGCATCTTCAAATGCGGCAAAATCACAATTATTGATTACTGGGAAAAAAGCATTAAATCCTGTTGCTAAATGTATTCCTTTTGTTAAAAGCGGTATTCTTGAAGCAAAATAACAATTGTTTGCGCTAAATCTTCCCGCATCTTTCGCATACACACAAGTTGTCCATCCTCCTTGATTAACACCCAAGGATATTTCTGGTCTTATTTCAACTCTTAATAGTTTAAGAGTTGTTTCTATAGTTGTTTCAAGGCTTGGATACACAACATTTAATGCTGTTCCTGCCATTTGAGTTACACTTAATGGATCAGGAAACGCTTTAAGTGATAAATCTTGCATTAAAAATGGCTGGAAATCTGTATTAGTATAGTTGATACCATTTTGTCCAACCATTCCAACTCCAGTCCATTTTAGAATAGAAATACCAATTCCTGCTCCAAAAATAGAAATTGGCTTGTTTGAAATATTAAGTGTGCTTGTAATAATGTAAGTTCCTTTGGGGATAATAACTTCACCTCCACTTGCAGGAACAAAATTAAATGCCGCTTGGATAGCCGCAGTATCATCCGCAACTCCATCTCCAACTGCACCGAAATCTTTTACATTTACCACATCAGCAAAGCGATTCGCCAATGTCCTTGCTACTGCTGCCGCTCCATTGCCAGAACTTGCTCCATTGGTTGCTGCTGTAAATAGCGAGCCTACGACATAAGTTTGTCCTGTGGTTCCAGCAATAGTATTCCATTGCCCTTGTGTTGTTGTTCCAAGAGAAGTGATCTTATATTGCTGTCCTACTTGAAATGATCCTGCGGATACTCCAGTTGATCCAGTAGAAACAATTCCTTCGATTACATTTTGTGTTGCTTTAGTTAGTGGCATATTTAATGAGTAGTTATTGTTATTTCAGACCCCGCTGGAACTGGAGTTGACATAATAAGCGTTTTAGGTGCTGTATTGTTTATTGAATAATTTGATGGCTTTTGATATACTCCATCAATGTGAACAATATATCCTCCACTAACTTGGCTTATGCCAGTTGATATATCAAAAATTGTTTGAGTTCCATCAGAAACATATTCCCAAGTTTCCGGTTCGGTTGTGGCTTGATTAACAGCTTCAACTGCGATGCGAGCGTAGTAAGCTGCACGATTAGCAATCGAATTCATTGCCGCCTCACTTGGGCCGCACGGATTGCATTTAGAACTTTGGGAATTTCCGCAACTCATAGTTTTTATCGGTAACGATAGTTAAGGTTTCTGTCAAGATGTTTGTTCCACCAATAGATATGGAATCGTTTTTTGGTTGTATCGGTTCATCTCCGAATAAACGAGGTTGATGAATCCATCCCATTGCGGCGGGTAGATCGTCTGGCAACCTAATGAACTTGTATTGTTGTAACTTCCTTTATGGATGTTTATCGCAGTCCCCATCGAATCACCTTCACCATCTCGCGTAACAGGGAGTTGTTCTTTTGCGTTAGCAGGTCGCAACGCTGGGTAGCCGCCTCCGGGTTTACTGATACCATGATTCCCCTTACGATACCTGTGAACGCCCGTTTTAAGAACCGCAATACCTTTTCGATATACAGATGGATCAGTATTTGCATTGAATGTAGCATGGACTGAAGGTGATAAAAGAATAATCGCGTCATCATACAAATTTCGGTCATTCTTTCCTTTTACACCCATCGAGTCTGCATAGTACCCCCTTATTCCTACCAAAGCAACGCGATCCTCAATCCCTGCACGGATAACCATAGCAAGGGTCTTCTCTTTCGCTTGTTGCGGTCTGGAATTCGGAACCATGATTAGCCTTTACGGATTACATTGATGAGTCCGACAAGTCCGAGTCCTGCGACAAGAATAGCTTCTTGGAGTTCTGGTTCGATCTTCACTCCAACTGCCGTAGCAATCAGAATCAATCCGCGCCATGTGCTGTTTTCACTCAAGCGTTGAAGTAATATATTTACGATTTTCATTTCTTTGTTCCTTTTGGTTCGGGAAGTTCATATGTAAAACTTCCGTATTGTGTCTGTAGGGAAATTCCAAGTGTCTCGCACCCTGTCAAAAATGCCATTGCGAGAAATGCAAGCGAGATGATAACTAATCCAAGTGCGATTTGTTTAGGGTTCATTGTTTGCGGATTTTGTTGAACATATACACTGCCGTAAGAATACCTGCAATAAGAGAAACAAACAATCCGCTCACACGCAATCCAGTTTCGATGTGCGGCATCATGGAAACCATAAACCCCGTGAAACTTGTGGTGGTTCCCAAAATGCCTGTGATTGTCGTATTATCGTTCATCTTCTTGTGGTTTGTATTTGATTTTTGAAAAGTCTACTTCGTTTCGTTTAACTGCGTATGTTCCTTCTGGCAAAGGCCAAGTTTCCGTATTGCCGTCCCAACGGATGACCATCTCGATCCAGTTTCCTTCTTTGTTAATAATTGCCCAGTCGTCGATTTCCATAGTTAGAAGTAAGTTGTGATTACTACAATTCCGGGTGCGCCTGCGCCTCCGTTGCCTGCCACAAAACCAGCAGTATTGCTGGAGCAAGAACCTCCTCCTCCACCACCACAACCAAATCCAGTGCCATTGCCGCCTGCGCCTCCATTGGATGTTATTGATGATCCTCCACCTGCGCCTCCTCCACCATTCATAACCAATGATGGAATGTTAATTGGTGTAACTGTGCCGCCTGCCCCGCCACCCAATGTTCCTGCTGTAGCTTGAGGCAACCCTGTGATAGTGTTATTTCCACCATTACCGCCAGCAAATGCTGCCGTTGTAGATGTCCCCCCACCAGAACCTCCAGCACTTGGCCCATAGTTATTTGCTCCACCAGAACCCGTTGTTCCTCCTGCTGCTCCTGCTGTTCCTAAAAGCCCAGCAACTCCGCCCGGAATTCCCGCCAGACCTCCTGTTGAATTGCCCGGAGTAGCTCCAACTCCACCACCAGTGCCTCTTTGAGCAAAGATAAATTGTCCAAGAGTGCTTCCAGCAACAGATGAATTTGTTCCCGGCCCTGCGCCTGCACCACCAGCAGTTCCACCAGACCCTCCTGCCCCAACTGTTACTGTATAGGTAGCATCTGTTAAATCAGCAGCATTGATTGTTGCGCGGGAATATCCACCAGAACCTCCAGCAGCACCGCCAGAAGAAATTGTAGCAGCAGCAACTTTTATTCCAGCACCACCACCGCCACCGCCTGCAACGCATTCGATAACTACTTGCTTTGCATTTGCTGGCTTTGTCCAAGTAGTTGATCCAGTATAAATGTCAATTTGAGGAGAAAGCGTTCCGCCAGTTGCTCCAGTCGCGCCTTGCGTTCCGACTCCAGTAGCTCCAGTGCTACCTTGTTCTCCAGTCAAACCCGTTGCTCCTGTTGCGCCTTGAGTTCCTTGTATACCTGTAGCCCCAGTGGCTCCAGCAATACCAGCCGCAAATACTATGAAAGCAAGGTTGTGATTGTTAGAAAACCCAGTCGTTCCTGTTCCAGCAGATGTGACGAATGTTACGGGATACTCAACATATCCAGTCTGAAGAACTGGAGTTCCAGATACAGTCCACTTTTGGTAATTGTTGCTATTGTTGATGTCTTGAAGAATGAGCGTATCTCCAGATTTAATGAGAGCTAAAAACACATCTACATCTACATTGTTTTTGTCTATGTGAGAGACATTAATCTGTGTCGATGAAATTTGGGCGGCGTTGTTCCACAACAAATAGGTATTCCCCGGATCGCCGCTAATGCTGCCAGTATTTGCTTTATAGTCGAAGAAAGATGTCGATTGTCCAGCCGCGCCCGTTGCTCCCGTTGCGCCTGTGGCTCCATCAATGCCAGCGACACCCGTTGCGCCTGTTGCTCCAATTCCAGTCGCGCCAGTCGATCCTGTAGCTCCTTGAATCCCGCTTGATCCTGTTGCACCAGTAAGACCAGTTGATCCTTGGATTCCAGTGGCTCCGGTAGAACCAACATTACCTTGAATTCCTTGAATACCTGTTGCACCCGTAGAGCCTTGAAGTCCGGTTGCGCCTTCGCCTGTAGCTCCAGTTGCACCAGTCAATCCTGTTGCGCCTTGTGGGCCAGTAGCTCCGCTTGCTCCAATAGAACCGCCAGTAAAATCAAGTTTGCCAGTAAATGGATTAAATGTGATTGCCATATTTTATGGGTAAGCTACAGACACAGTTGTCAAATTAGCATCGTTGGCAACTGGAGGCTGAATAGCGTAGGTAAGAGTTAGCGTTGCAACTGGAGTTCCATCTTTCAAATACTGCACTGTGGCAATATTGTTAGTCGAACCATAGTAACTAATATCAATCTGATCGTATGCAGGAATCTCAAATCCTGCAATTTCTTTCAAAGATTCGTAGATATTGTAGTTCTGTTGATCTTGAGTTAGATCGGTAAAGCAGGGTTGAGAGAGTGCCATAAGATTTTATCGGTTACGATAATTACACAAGAGCCGCAGCAAGAGCCTCGTTAGTGAGGAAGTATTGCTGGTCTTCAGTTTTTTGCACAAAGCAGTTTTCAGTAACTGGGGATAGGCCACCGATTGTGGCGAGTCCGACATAAAATTGGTAAAGTTTTGCTGCATCACTAGCAGCATCGTAGCATCCGAATGATACTGGATCAATACCGGCAGCAGATGCGATTGTTTGAACGAAAGGGTAGGTTTTGTCCCGATAAGGGAGAGAGGTAAAACAAGCCATATTTTTTAAAAGGGTTGTGGGTGGAGGAGATTAGAACTCCCCCACCCAAGTTGATTAGAAGTAGATACCAACAACGTAGGCGTTCACATAAAGTGCGCCAACGCGACCTGCTGTATCAGCACCAGAAGCAACGTCAGCACCAGCGTTTGCATAGGTGAACGTGGTTGCGTCAACAACAGTGACTTCAGCTTGAACATCGTTGAACGAGCTATCAGTCATGCTTGCGATGGTGATAACATCACCAGTAGCAAAACCATGAGCGGCAGCAGTAACGATCGTTGCAACTCCAGCAGTGCGGGAGCGGGTAGCCGTAGCTTGACCAGCACCAACAGTGGATTTGAGCAAGCGAAGTTTACGTGAACCAGTGATAACAAAAGGATTGGCGGCAATCGCAAGAGGATTGTAGCGGCCTTGGTTATCAAGGGCATCAGTAAGAGTCAACGAGCTAGTGATGTTTTCTCCAGTCGTGCCAGTGTCAACAACTACAACTGGATCAGTTGCGGTCGTACCGCGAGCATAGGCTGTTTCGAGAACGATGCTAGTTGGAAAGAACTTAGTATCTTCGTCGTTAAGGACGAGGAGTTCAGCGTCTCCAGAAGCGAGTAGATTTACAGGGATCGGGCCAAACAGGTTAACGCGATCGTAAGCGAGTGGTCGTGAATTAGACATATTTTTTATTTAAGGTTATGGGGAGAGGCTTTCGCCCCTCCCCTGTTTAACTTAGGATGGCACAACGATGTCACCCACACCAGCACAGCTATAGCAGTCCGTGAGGTCTTGAGGAACGATGTACTCATTCAATGGGCAGCAGCTACCATAGAGGTTTTTGCTCTTAGGCAGACGATGCAAGAACGAGTGCATGATCGTTGGGTCTTTAACTTGAGCGGCGAGACGGAACTGGGCTTGATAGAAGCCCGATTTGCGCCAGCGGTTGCATTCCCAATCTGGGTTCTTCCATTCCCAATCACCAGCGTAGTTCTGGGTCATTTGTTGGGCTTGGCCGTAACCAGTCGAGGATGGCATGGTCCATTTGACCATCGCTTTGTTCACCATAGCAACCGAGATACCGAAGTCGGCATTGCGGTAAGCTTTGTTAGGAATGTAAGCGCATCCGTTTTCGAGGACAGTTTTGATGTAGCGTGGAACGCGAACGAGACGTGCCCATGTAGCAGGATCAGCTTCGTTGAACGGAGCGAGCGATGCGTTGAAGGCAGTGTCAGCGTTGAAGCGAGCGGCGTTGATGTCGTAACCGAAGGCGTAGTCGCCGATGATACGATTGATGCCGAGCTTCAGACGGGTAAGACGCTCATCGAAGTCCGTGTTAGCATCCCAGTAGCCATTGTTGCGCTTGGCTTGGAAGTAAAGCGCACGGCCAACTTGAGGATCAGGGATAACGATGTCGAGCAATGGCTGACCAGTCGCATCTTGGAGATCAAGACGGAAAGCGTCATCTTCGTCTTGGAGGTCAACGAGAGCATCGTCGAGCATATCAAGCGAAAGATAAGCGATTTTGTTGAGGTCAGCAGGAGCGATCTTAACGCGAAGGGCGCAGAGATCATAACCAGCTTCGTTGTTGAGCGAATGCTCTGGAACGAACCAAGATTGGTCGTCAACCAGTCCGCAATACGTGCCGTCATCAGTCGTGATGCCGAGCCACTTGTGACCAGAACCACCAATGTAGTTGGAACGAAGGAACTCTTCGTGGACGTTCTTGGTGATACGAGCGTTGGACTCTTCAAACTGGAGGATTTCTTCAGCAGGGAAGAGGCGGTAGAGCAAGCTCTCAACGCAAATCCAGTCAGTGGTCATCTCCTTACGGAGCAATTCAAAAGTGTAGGATTCCGTGCCGGGGCGTTGGATCACTTCTGGTTTGCTATCGCAAGAATCAGTCTCGCAGTAGGTGTCGGTGATGGTGCGGAAAGGGCTGCAAGGATCGTGGAATCCACGGCCAAAGCGGAACGCTTTCTGTTCGGTTGTGTGGTTAAGAGGCCATGCTTGCTCCTCGAAACGCGTGAAATATGCGGAGTTTGTGACGAGCTTTTTCACATAGAGGTCGTTGAAATACTCGCGGCCCTCGCGGAAGAAACTGTCAATCTCTGCACAGCTATTGAAGTATAGTTGTTCTGACATTTTTTTGTTTAGTTTAGGTTTAGTTTACGCACTCCATGACAAATCCGAAGATAGCCAAAGCGAGTGCTTTGTTTTTCTTCGGCTGGAGTCTACCCCGAAAACCTTCTTATGAAGGCTGTCCAGAAACAGCTTTTCATACGAGTGCTGTTACTCGTCAGCCAGAGTGCGGCTGAATCCCTAATGATTATCGTAAACGATAAAGTTCGGATTTCTCTTATGCGCAAATATGCAAACGCTATTTTATACTGTCAAGTTGTTTTTTAAAAAAAGTTGGGGGAGGCAGTCCATCTACCTCCCCCATGCTATCCAGAATCAAGAATTATGGGCTATGCCGTAACTCGATTTTGCGGTGAGAACCTTGCGATCTTTGCCGCCAGTCCCTCAGATACACTCATCCTTGACTTCTGGGAATCCGATGCATTCGATGATGAATTTACTTTAGATGATCCTTTTAACGCATTAATGTAATCATTCTTTTCTTTCAGCATTTCTTGCAAAGCTTTGATGTAAGCTTGTTGCTTCTTATACGCCTTACCTTGATTGATAAGACGATTCATATCATCCACGCTTGCTACTTCTTCACTTTGCTGAGTCGCGGCGAGTGCGATAGCTTCGTCTTTAGTAGTATCGTATTTGATTCCCTTGTCGTTCATGTAGGAATAAACTTCATCTGGAATGAATACTTCCTTCTTGATGATGCTTTCCTGTTCTTGGAATGAGTTCCTCCATTGTTTCAAGAAGTTAGAACGCGCTTCTTGTTCTTTCTGTTTTGCTGTCCTTGTGATTTCTTCCTTGGTTTTCTGATAGTCAGACAATGCGATATTGTGGCGCTCGGTTGCTTTCTCAAAGTTTTTGATAGCATCAATGAACTTTGCTTTGTCGTAGTCATCCAAAGAGTTTGTTACTTCACGCAATGCTTCGCGGCGTTCTTGAATCGCGGCCAACCTTTGCTCATCTGATGTAGCAGAAAATACAGCTTGATTTGCAAGCACCGCACGATTGAACATAGCAGAGATGTTAGCATCTCCTTCATTATCAATGATGGATTTAGCATCAAGATAATGTTCCTTCATTGGCTCAACGTATGTTTTCTGAAAGTCCGGGTTACTTGAAAGATCATGGAAATCCAACTTGTTACGAAGCTCTTGAATCTGCTGAGTATACTGAGACTCAAGTTGAGCTTTCTGCTCGTTCGCTTCATTGAGTTGTTTCTGGTAATGGTTAGCTTCAGCCGTTGATTTGCTGTCTTCTACCAATCGCTCCAACTCTTGAATCTTACTTTCAAACTTTGGAATCTCGTTTTTCTTTACGTTCTCCAACTCTTCTTTGAGCTTGCGGTTCTCTTCAATCTGACGCTCAACGAATCCTTTCTTCTTTCCTGTGCGGTCCGAAGTGATCTCAGATTCAGTTACTCCAGTTGTTTCTTCTGGAGGTTCTTCCTCATTGTATTTAGGAATGCCAAGGTTAGGATCGCCAACATTAGTAGCACTTGGCTTACCTTCGTCAGTTTGTTGCTGACTGAACTTTTTCAAGAAGTCAGATGTATTTCCCTTAATAGGAACTTGTGGTTTAGATTTTAGGTCGCTGATGATTTCTTCAGTTGTTGCCATATTATGATTCGTTTAGGTCTGGATCGATGTTTGATTCTGGTTGTTGTGTTTTGGAGGAAGATTTGATTTTCTTAAATTCACCATCTGCATTTTCGCCAATGAAGTGAATATGGCTTAGTGCATTGCGTAGTGTGTCGATTCCAGAACTTGGAGCAGATACCATAAGCAAGTGAGCTTGTAGCCTGTCCCAGTCATCATGCTTCACAATGGAAGCGCATAGTTGTTTTATTTTATCTGTATTCATTGTTGCATTGGTGTGATTTTATTCTCCATCTCAACTTCTTCAGTTCCTTCTGGAGTCTCTACCTCTTCGGTTTCCATCTCCTCTGGTTCTTCGGTCTCTTCTTCTTCCATCTCTACCTTTTCTTCCATTGGCATCTCTGCTGCCATCTTGCCTTTGGCTTTTTGAATCTCAGTACGTGCCTTTGCCTTTTGCAGTGCAAGTTGGGTAATACCCTGTTCCTTGCGTTGCTCTGTGCGTTGTGCGTGACTGACTGCCGCCTTGCCAATTGAGATATCGGCAAGTTTCTGCTTGGTATCAATTTCGATGCCAGATTTAGCAGCGAGGTATTGAAGTTTAAGTTCTTCTTCGGAGGATTGTTTGCCTTGCTGACTTTGTGCGAGTTCTTGGTAAACAGCACCGATTTCGTCTGCGGCTTTTTGAGCTTGCTGCATTCCACCCATAAACTGCTTGAGGAAGTCTTTCTTCGATGGGTCTTTTGCAATGAACTCAACGTGCGCCATGATGTGGCCGCCTTTGAATTGAATGGAACGAACAACCAATCCGAGTTCATCAATATCTGGTTGACCAGCTTGAATAGATTGCATACTCGACTGAATCTGCATCATCATATCCTGCAAATGAGCAGTTGCGTGTTCGATATGCGGATCAGTTGGTAATACTGGGAAGTTTGCTGGGTTGACGAATGCATCAGTCATTCCAGCATTTTCAAATCCGATTACACGTTTGGCTTCGCTTACTTTTGGTGACTTAGTGTTGCGATAGCGAACTACGTTATCCCTGCCGGCAAGTGCCGCGATTGCGTCTTTAACTGCGTTCTCTTGGCCTTCGTTTGCTGGAGTGATTGCTGTGATCTGCAATAACTTCTCTGCTGTGATAAGTTTGAACGATGGACTACCTGCTCCGTTGATAAGGTTAGAACGGATCGAAGTTACATTCTTCATCGATGCCGCTTCTTTCGGAGTTCCGAGTTCTTCTAACTTAGAGTAAAACTTTTTAACATACTCATACCCATCGTCGTTAGATGTTGACGATACGAACCTGCGATATAATTCTCGGAAGTATAATGTTTCGCACTCATTAAAGCGACGAATTTGAGTTCCAGAAAGTTTTGCGCTTTCAGCGGCATTCAATTCTGCTTCACCTTTTGTGCGCTGCTTTCCTCCAGATGTTGGTGCGTCAATTCGGTATTGTCCAAGTCCGCGATAAAGATCGCTCATGAAGTACTGCATGAATCCAAGTCCCTCTGAAACTGGCAACTGGAATCGATTCTGAGTAAACTTTGCGCCATCTGGCATTACGCTAATTGGCAACCACTCCATTTGCTTTAGCATCTTGGTTGCGTCTGGACCTTGACCCTCAATGAGTAGCATGGAGTTGAGACGTACTGCGTCAACCAGTCCGTTCATCGTAAAGTCATACTGACGGCAAGCGACGAATGCTTCTTCAGCTTGGCTCTTGATATCATGGAACAATCCAGACCCTACTGAATCAGTCAACATATACATCATCTCTGACCAATCTTTAAACTGGCCTACTTTTAGCATCATAAATCCATGATTCTCGCGCACTGTCATGTCATCGATCTTTTCTGATCCTTTGACATATTTGTTAAGATACTGGCTGATTGGTGTGTAATCTTGAAGAATAATGCATTTGCTAATGCTTCCATCGAACTCGCGCCAATACACTTCATACAGGTCGATCTTCTCGTTTACAGAAAGTGACCAGTTAAATCCAGCTTCACTAATTGTTCGGAAGAAATCCTCACGTGTTTTGTTGTGCTGGTTAAATGCTTTGTGAAATCGAATAGCGTCAATCGTTGCGTCCACGTTCCATCCCATATCTTCAGCAGCACTGCGATTCTCAATCTTTTTATACAACTGATATGGTGTAAGTCTTACTCTTCGGGCAAACTCCTCAAGGTTAGAAAAGTCGATGCGGATGTCGTCTGGGAAAAGCAGGTCGGAAAGGAACACGTGTTCTGGAATCCACCCAACATTTGACGGCCACATACCAATCCCTTTTCCGTAAAGAAGCATCTCTTCAAGGTCTTGTTCTGTATTATACAGGTATCCGGGCCACTCGCGGATCGCATGATCGAAGGCAATTGAAATGTTTTCAGAGTTAACTAAGCGTTCTTTTTCGTTTCCAAATTTGGTTGTTATGGAACAGCAAGCTTGCCGCTCCGTAATCACATCGTAATAACTTGATTTCTGATTATCCACGATGAATGCCATTTGACCCCAGTTAACGTCTGATTGCCAAGGTAGCTTCTTTTCGGCAAGCCTGCTGTATCCAGTAGGGGGAAAGCGTTTGTATGATTTGTAAATTCGGATGCGTTTATTCTCGCGGCCTACGTTTGCAAGTTTAAGATTGTTTGCGATATTCCAAGCATGATTTGCGCTTGCAATGCGTGTTTCTGGAGGCTCGCCATCTTGTCCTAATGTGCGAAGTGTGAAGTTTTCGTTTCCAATTGAGATCATAATAGTTTATCGTTTACGATAATTTGTTAAGTGCTGCTCTACGTTTGTTACAAGAACTACACCCTCTTGCACGATGTTCAAGCTTTGTTCCTAAAACTTTGTCAGTTAATTTTGCTGCACCATGAATCACACTGGCGATTGTATCTCCCAATGCAGGTTCATACCAGCACCTATCTCCCGGTTGACGCTGGCAGATTTGATCTTCAATCTGCCATGCCAAATCTTCTGGAACGTGATACGAGTTTGACAACATATCTTTCTTTGTGTTCGCAATCAACTTGTCGAGCGATTCGCCATAGACAGTAGCTGGAAATGTGAGATTACCCCTCTTAATAGTGTATTTATAGTACCAGCCACCGACAGGCGCACGTTTGTTGTCTTTCAATTTCATCTTGCGTGAATAAAAATTTATTGCATTATGAGAATATGTCAAGAGGAAAAGGAATACAGAAATACGGCATCTCATTCCCAGAAAATATGGATGATCTCGCTATTGAACTATACTGTTACGCTATCACCAGAGGGAACTATGGAAAGACATACTGCATCAAAAATAATATTGATATTTCAGAGTTTAAACTTCTTTCTCCTTACGAACATTTTTTAAAAGCAGTAAGACTCCAATGGCCTACTGAAGTTGTTCTCGAAAGCAGAGGATACACCAATACTCAGATTCTTCGTACACTTGAAGAGTTGTGTATGAACGATGATACTGTTCTTGCCGGAGCTGCATCAATGGGAAAATCGTATCCAGTTGGATTATGGGTGTATCTTGATTGGTGTTCAGCCCCGCATTGCACGTCATCATGGGTTGCTACTACTACACTTGGTGCTTCTGAAGATCGTATTTGGGGTATCATCTCTAAGCTTTACAAGTCTGCTGCTCAAAAATATGGTAACTTGATTGACTATCGCCACATGATTGTTTGGGG